TTGGATAATCAACAAATAAACCACCACGTGCATGTTTAAGCTGACCTTGCAAGGCAGATTGTGCAACTTGGTAAATTGACTTACCTGTACCATCTGCATCGTATTTAAGAAAATCCATTCCATCTGGTTCGAATGTTGGGTCCTCAGCAAATACCACGCCCACCATCTTGTTTAATGTGTCTTTAGAAATCTCGTAGAACACAGCACGGGTTAAATAAGCCAAATAATATTGATCATTCTGCGTTAAATCAGACGATACATTGGGTTTTGGTAAATAAAGTTCGCCACGCTTCTTAACCGTGGCAGAACCATCACAGACATCGTCGATAGTTTCCCAACGCTTTTTCATGTCTGCATAAGCTTGATGTTCAGTATTAACTGGCATTAGTAAACCATTCCTATATCTAGTGATCTTGCAGGACGAATAATTGGGAAGCGTTTAGCAAGAGGATATCCGCCAGCATCTCCCACATGGTCCAAGCCTGATTTCTTATCTGGCATTCCAAAATCGTCATAAACTTGCTGCTCAAAAGTTTCTGTGAGTCTTGGACATTTATTTGTATTGACTAAGAGTGTTCGCTCACCATTGCCATTTAAGATCAAAGCATTTACTGCATTAATTCGGTCTTTAATGTTCGGGTTTGTTGAATTTACTTCCACCCTTAAACCTTTCTGTCTCAATATTGCATGATCAGATTCGCTACTCTTTTTCGATGAAGTAGCTTGGCCTGCCGCATCAGGGATAATTGTCATCTCATGGTTTGGGAACTTTTCAATCAAAAGATCAGCCATAGTTGGCGTATCACGAACGCCTACCAGCTCATCTAAAGCTCTTGGCTTGCCATCTCGAATGACATAAACCACAGCAGCCATCTTTAAGACGTTAAAGTCCATACCAATGAGCAAAGCCTCATTAGGTCTAATTTCTTCATCTGTGTGGTTTAAGGTTCGGTCGAAGTCTGGATAAACTGCCCCGCTCGTCAAGTTAACAAACTGGCCTTTTAAGTAAGCAGAAATCAATTGAGGTGGATAAGACTCAAACAATGATGCAATGTAGTCATCAGGGAGATTGGCTTCATTGTCGTAAGTTGAAGCTTGAATCATTCCGTAAAGTGCGCGCTTAGCATCGCTTAAGTTTGCTTCTTTGACAAATTGCTCATGAGTGAACTTAAAGCCCTCTGGCGTTGTTGCAACATCAATACCGTTCAACAAACCAGCTTGTTTATATCGCATACGAGCAATGATCTTCCGCCAAGCTTGTTGAGCCTTGACCTTTGTCATCACATCAAGCTCATCAATCAGCGCATGACCAATCTTAAAACCTACAATAGTGTTGGGCTTTTCCATTGATCGGCAAATAATTGTGCTTCGATATTGGCGGCCATAGTAAAGATCAACTTCTTTGTTAGATTCATAGATCTTTGTCTTCAATCCCCAATCGAAAGCTACTTCATCAATCGTAGGGAAAAAGATATCTCGGATCTGCGGATAGGTTGGAGCAAAGTAACCCAACGGCACTTTAGGGAAAGACCAAGACTTATCACAAAGACTTGAACAACCAACCCATGTTTTACCTGAACCAAACCCGGCAACGAACGCTCTAAATTTATTTGGTAATTGTAGGAAGTTAGCCTGAGGCACATTCAGTGTTGGATTGATGTTCGGCATCTTTTTTACTCGCATCTACAACATGAATAGTGACATTTACAGGTGTTGGATCATCACCAGCACCATCCTCGCCATCTCTCAACCGCTGAATTTCTAATTTCTTCAATTCAAGATCTAGTAGTTGTAAATCATGACCATGCATTTCATCTCTTATCTGTTTGATGATGCCTTGCTTCATGATTTTGTTTTTACCCCAGTCTTCATACATTTTTTGAAGCTCATTGAGGCGGACAGCTTTATTAGCTAAAGGAATGTCATAGATATTGGATTTAAACTCTTCTCTTGTTTTATAAAAAAGCTCTTTAAGCTTCTTTGCCATTTTCTCGCCTGTCACTTTCGTTGGGTCATACCCAGCACACTGCATGCGATCAATTTCAATGTTAAATCTATTCTTTACAGCGTCTGCTACTTGCTGGGGCGATTCAAAGCATGCAAGAGACTGAACTATAAAGATTTTCATAGGATCAGTTAGTTTTGCCATAACCCCCTCGTCGTATAGATATGTAAAGAATCTCCTAAGCTAGTTTCAACAAACATGTACCACATGCATGAGCAATGTTGGCTCTAGATATAGTTGGACCTTCATTCGCAAGATTAACCATTTTCTGAACTTCTTCTGATGCGCCATAACGTTGAACAACACCATGAAACTCTTCGACATCATGCCCACGTAAATACAATCTAGGTTCGCCTACGGATGTATATTCAAACTCGCCAGAATCTTTATTCTTCTTATGCCCGATGTGATAAAGCTCATGCTCAACCAAGGCACAAAAGTCTGTATCACTCATGACCTGACATACACGAGCATCCAGAGTAATTATGTATTTAGGAATATCACCAAACCAATTGATCAATTGCAGTTCCTGACGCTGTTTGCGCCACCCTCCTACATTAATCATCACTTTCTCAGTTTGACCATATACCCGTTTATCTTTTGCCTCACATTTAGCGTAAGCCCATAAGAAAGAAATCTCAGGGGGTTGAAAGCTTAGAAGGTGTTCATGGTCTTGGTTGTATAATTTCCCATATGTCTCTAGAAAGGTTTCTCTTATCCATGGCCATAAATCATTATTCGCAGGCTCAAAATGTAGCAGACCACCACTTTCAATAAATTCCTCGTCCTCAACATCCGTGTTTTGGCAATCCTGAATCGGTGGGTATGGTCTTTTCATAAATCTCACCCATTAAAAAACCGCCACTTGGGCGGTTCTGTTTAAATGTCTTTTGTAAAATTTATAAATGCAACATCTCTCCCATTTTCTTCTGGGAAAAACGTAAACTCAAAACTAGCATCTGGATTTCTTTTCGTAGTTACACTAGAAGTGTGAACATCCTTAAATCCAAAAACCTCTACAAGCTTTTTGCCTTTAGTGACTTCCTCATCTTCTGTTAAGAAGTACACTTCCAAATTTTGATCTAGTTTTTGAAGTTCACTTATTAAATCTTTTACTTTCATTATTTAATCTAACTTTGTTATGGATTAATAATGATAATAATTTGCTATTCAAAACACCACTTCAAATCATCAGGTGTTTCCAAATAACACCCTTGTTTATTGCAGAATGCGTGAATGTCGTTTAGGTATTCGGTGAATTGAGCTGTACTTGCATCTGTAGTGCTCATTAACTCACAAAGTCCATCAGCTACTTGTTGATAGGCTGGATGCTTAGAATCCTTCAACTCTCTTACAGCTTTGAATGTTTTCTTGTATTGGCCAACGTCATCACGGTCATAGATTTTTGCTAAGAAGTTCTTCTTGAAGAACAGATGCTCATAGTCTTTATCTGTACCTTGACGTTTAGCCCATTGATTAAGCCACATCCAGTACAAGCGGTTTTGAGCCTTTGTCCGGTCTTTCTCTTGTGGTGCAATCAATACGACTAAAGGCTTCCCTTCACTCGCAGCCTTTGCATGATTAGTATTGAGATAGCCAATTACATAGTTGATGTCAGAATGGTTTTTGATGACGAATCTTGGTTCCATTTTGACACCTCTTAGCACATTAGATTTGAATCTTCCTTTTCGATCTCAACGCGTAACGTATAGTTACTGCTGCCATCAGGGACAAAAGACCACTCTTTTATCTTGCAGTCATTTTCTAATTGGAATTGATTTAGAAAAGCCAAGAGCTCATCTTCAAATTTATCTTCCAGTATTTCTACAATAGGCTTTACCATTTCACTTTCCCGCACAACTCTGGCCAATCAGCATCAGTACTAATTTCAATTATGAAACCGCGACCTTTTAATTCTTGGAGATACGCATCTGTTAGTTCTTTATCTTCTTTGAGGTGGTAAGGAAGATCCATTGCACAAAAGTTTTCGCCTTTCTTAGTCTGACGTTTAATTGCACCTTCAATTTGTTTCTTACACTTGGTAAATGTTCCTGGTTGAGCCATTTTAATTCTCACAAAAAAAGAGCCTATTGGCTCAGTTAAAATATTTCTTCATCTTTAAGACTAAGCATCCGCTTTGTTTTCTCTAACCAACCATCAAATAGTTCTTCCGATTCTTGCCTTGTACCTAATTCAAACTTATCGAAAGCAGCGTGGCAAACATGGCACAACGGAACTGTGTATAAATCACTTGCCTTGATACCAC